TACTGCAAAACCAGCAGCAGCACCTGCTCCCACTGCCAAGGTTCCTAGCAAAGTTGAACCAACATTAGATCCAGCACCAGAAAATCCTGCACCTAATGACACTGCATATGCTCAAGCACAAAAAGCCGTAGGTAAATTGCAGCCAGCCGAAAAACAAGAGATTGTAACTATGCTTCAAAACGATCCTAAAGTTCAGGCTGCTCAAAAAGCCGCTGCCGATAAGGCCGCTGCCAAAAAAGCAGCGCCGGTTGCTAAACCAGCCGCTCAATCAGCAGCACCTGCCGCAAAAACTACTAAGCCGGCACCATTAGCCAAAACAGTAAATGTAAAACAGAAACAATTAACACCAGCAGGGTTTGGCCAAATGGTTCAAGGTCTGTCAAAAGGTTCTTAAAAGAAAGGTAGTCCAGATTTTTTTGTAGTTTCTAGATTGTCTTTGATAATCTCAGATACTATTTCTCGTTCATCTGGTGTTAGATGAAGTGCTTCTTGGTAACTCATGCCACGCATGTACCAACAGATTTTCAAAAGATCTGTTTTTAATATCTTAGCCTCTTTGTCCAATTGCTGGACGTACTGTAAGATCTCCGGCCTAGATAAACTTAAGATCTTACCGCGAAAAAATTTGATTGATCGATATTCAATGTGATCTTATATGGAGTCTTGCACGATCCGCACTCAACCTGCTGTGCTTTAAGATCGATATCAGATTTCATTTTGTCAATGTGTTCAACTATCAAATTGAAAATTTCTTTTGGTGAATTATTAATAAACTCGTCTATCATATTTCGATCAGTAACTTCGGCTGTAGGAGTTTTGACTGAACTTATGCAACCTGCTACAACATCAACGGTCATTTCAGTGAGTTTAACAAAACTTTCACCAAACCTATCAAGTTTTTCTTCATCGCTGAGTTTTTCATCATTGATAACATTGAAAATCTTTTGTTGTTCTAATGCTTTGATACTTTGGCTGGTCACTTCTTTATAGTTATACGGTCTAATAGTAATTTCTAGTTCGTCTATAATAATGGTAGCATCATATTTGAAATTTTGAACCTGTTCAATATAATTGATTAAATTTAATGTATAGGTATTTTCTTCGCTGCAAGCCGGACAATTACTTTGAAAATCCATGTCCTCTCCGTAGGTAGCGATACGGATAGCAATTAACACAGCATCAATATCCATACTGGGCATGGCCCAAGGATTTTTAATTGAAGGGAAACAACTTTTAATTAATTCTACTGTAGCCTGCCCGTTCATTAGTGCATCCGGAGTTTTGAAAATTAATTCGTCTTTGGCAGTCATAGAATATACAGGATACTCACCGTTGGCCGAAACATCCAGGGCTCCCGGCGGATAAAATTCTCCACCACTAGGTAATTTCACATATATTTTTGGTTGACGGAAATATGACGCCAACGGATTAAACTGCTGTTGTTTTTGCTTTTCTACCATTTTCTTACCCCGATAAATAAATTATAGCACAATATTTATATGCGCATTTATCTTGGATTTTAACTCATGGCAGACGTAACAGGTGATCTAGGCGGTCAACCAATCGCTCTTAATAATGCTGCAACCGAAGCAACACTTAAACAACTTGTTGCAGCGGTTACACTTATGGCTGCACGAGCAGGCAAAGATGTTAATAGCCAGAAAAAATTAGAAAAAGAACTTAATCAATTTGTAAAACAACTTGATCTAGCAGAAACAGCACTTGCAAAACAAGGTAAAGCAACCGATAAACTTTCTGTAGCCCAACAAAAGGCTGCACAAGACGAAGCGAAACGTCAAAAAGATCTAGACGATCTACACAAGCGAGAAGTTAAACGCCAGCAAGAAGTATTAGACAAACTAAAACAACAAGGTGACGAATACGCTAAAGCCAAAAGTGCGTTGAACAGTGTTGCCGGCGGCATTAATTCTTTTGGAAATACATTATTCAGTTTAGCCAGTTCATTAGCAAATGCAGGCAATAATCTAGAAGCGGGCGGCGCTGTATTTGAAACTATTCCTATCTTTGGTGGAATGTTGGCTAATGCATTTAGAGCAGTTACTGGTTCTGCTGAAAAGATGTATAAAAACTTTAACGAAATGGGTCAGGTCGGAGCCAACTTCGGCGGATCTATGTCGAGGATGATGGGTACCTTGAGAGGAACTGGACTGTCTCTGGAATCATTCACAGCCATTGTAGGTAAAAATGCAGAAGCCATTAGAAATCTAGGCAATAATTCTGCAGAAGGTGCAGAACGATTTGCTAGACTTTCTAGAAATTTAAAAAACAGTGATGCTGGTGCTGCTTTAGCAAGATTAGGTTATTCTACAGAAGACATGAACGAAGGAATGGCATCATACATGCAGTTGTTAGCCAATACTGGTCAACTGCAAAAAATGAACGATGCTGAGATCACAGCCAGTACCAAACAGTATCTAATCGAATTAGACGGAGTAGCAAAATTCACAGGTAAAAATCGACAGGCTCTAGAAGCAGAGGCTAAGGCTAGACAGGAAGATGCTCAATTTAGATCTCTTCAGGCTAGGATGGATGGAAAGTCTGCTGAACGATTAGAAAATACTATGAAATTGTTTGGTCCGGCATCTCAAGAAGCCATTAAGGGAATTCTAGCCACAGGCACAGCCTCTAATGATCAAGCCAAGACTCTTGCTATAACCAGTCCTAGAACATTTCAAGCATTACAGCAATTAAGTGCAAAAATTAGAGCAGGCGGCACCGCAACACAGGAAGAATTAGATCGAGTTCAACAGATGTATCAACAAGAAGGCAAAGCAATCAAAGGCAATGCCACGGCGATGAGTTTAATGACTTTTAACGCAGACAAGCATGGAAGATTACTTGTAGAACAGATGAACATGGGTCAGAAACAAGGCACAGCGGCTCAGGCAAGAACTCAAGCAGAAATTGATGCTGCAAAAGTAAAAGAACAAGAAGCAGCCGTAATCAAAAATGCTAAAGATAGGATGGCTGAACTCAGCAACAAGTTTCTAGAAATTTTAGGCAGTAGTGGATTGTTAGGCCCTGCACTTGCAGCCATGGAAAAAATGTTAAAGTTTTTAGTTCCGTTCATGTTAGAATCATTTATATTCATTGCTAATAATATAAAACCAATAGGTTACGCAATGGCTGGTCTAGGAGTTGCTATCGGTATTCTGACCGCTTTAATTATGGCAAATGCTGCTAAACAAGCAGCAGCAGGTCTAGGGTTAGACAAATTAATTAAAGGTACACCTAAAGGCATTAATCCTGGTGATTTTGTTGGCCCTCCTGCACCTCCAAGACCGTCGCCTGCTGCCGGTAAAGCCGGATTGTTATCAAAAGCCATGACACCTATAGCAGGACTGTTTGAAAAAATGGGAGGTATGCTTGGCAGATTTATGGGACCTCTTAGCGGTATATTTTCTAGTTTTAGTAGTTTAGGAGGAATGTTGCTTAGATTCGCAGGCCCTATAGGCATAGTAATAGGTGCTTTTCAATTAGTCAGTTCAGTCATGGAGGAATTTGGTTACGATTTTGGTGATGTAGCAGATTGGTTCGGTGAGAAAATCAAAGAAGTTGGTGCATTTATCGGGGGCCTTTATGACGATTATTTAAAACCAGTGTTTACCTTTATTGGCGATTTATTCAAAGCCACAATCAAAGGAATAGTTTACGGTATTACTCATTTTAGACTAGGACTGTTACATCTACAAGACAAGTTTATTAAAGCGGGAGAGTTTTTACAAGACAAAGTTATCGATCCTTTAGGCGATTTTATGCATTTCCTTGCCGACGGATTTGGTAGTTTCTTAGATAAAGTTTTATCTATGCTACCAAATTGGGCAGGAGGGATCAGCGAAGAAGAAAAGCAAAGAAGAGATCAAGTAAGACAGGCCGCTAACGAAGAAAGAAAAAGAGACATAGAAAGAAGAAATGCTGCTAGAAGAACTGCTGCCGACGAGCGTCAAGCAAGAATAAGAGAAGAAGAAGCCAACATAAAGAAGGCAGAGGTTGAGAGAGAAGCGAGAAAAGCAGCCAAAGAAAGAAAGAAAGCGGAAGAAGGAGCGACAGGAGCAACTACCGCTAGAACAGAAGCAGAACAAAAAGCACAACAACAGGCTACCGCAACATCAACTGCACCAAGTTCTTTCGACGATCCTACAAAATTAGCCAGAGAATACGCATTACAGCAGGCAGGTAAACGTCCAACCATGGGCGGCGGAACTACCCAAGCGCCAGCCCAAACACCAACTGCTCCTGCAGCACCGCCGGGATCTGCTCAACCTGGCATGCCTCCAGCAGGTCCACCTCCTAGTCAAGCAGTGCAACAAAATATGGCTATGGTAGAGGATGCTTTTAAGAAACAAGGAATCACAGATCCAAAATATATTGCTGCGGTCAAAGCCAACATTATGAAGGAGACTGGCGGCAAGAGTATTTCTGAAAACATGAATTATGGCACTACTTCTAATCAACGTATTAGAGATATTTTTGGTTCGAGGGCTGCTGGAAAAACTGATGCCGAATTAGATCAAATCAAAAAAGATCCTACAAAGATGGGAGAAATGATGTATGGATCTGGAACCAAACTTGGTCAACAAATGGGCAACACAGAACCAGGAGATGGTTTCAAATATCGAGGTAGAGGATTCATCCAACTTACAGGTAAAAACAACTATGCAGCCGCATCAAAAGCCATTTACGGCGATGATAGATTAGTTAAGAATCCAGATTTAGTCAACGATCCTAATGTCGCAGCACAGGTATCTGCATGGTACATGAAAAAAGGACAAACATCAATGGCCGGCAGGTTAGGAATTAATACTTCTAACATGTCTCAAGCAGATGCTAACCTATTAGCCACAAGTCAAATTGCTGGTGGTGATATAAGACAAAAAGGCAAAATTGGACAAGAAATTCTAGGAAAAGTAAATGCCTATAGCGGACAATTTGGAGGAGGGACTGTGACTCCTACTACAGCAGCCGCTCAACAATCTGTAACTCCAACTCCACCAGCCGCTACCACAAGTCCTCAAGGAACTGCTACACCTACAGGAACATCTAGACCAGGAGCACAAAGAACTCAAGAATCAGCAGAATCGTTGTTGGCACAGTTAAATAATAAGATGGACCAATTGTTAATGGTTAACAATAGATTAGCAGATTCCAATGACAAACAATTGAGAGTACAAAGATCTATTTCTCAAGGTGCGATGGCTGCTTAAACGGATTATATATGAGTTGGAAAAAATATTTTACACCTGTTAATGTTGCAAATATAAACGTTCCATCAACCAGTGTGGCCGGAAGATCAAGACCGGGCCCATATAGAATGAATTATAGTTCATTCTTACCAGATGTTTATGCAGGAACTCCTAATAGAATCGAACGATATATGCAATACGATACTATGGATATGGATTCCGAAGTAAATGCTGCCCTAGATATTCTTGCAGAGTTTTGCACTCAAAAAGATAAAGAAAACTCAACACCATTTAATCTTAATTTTCGAGGATCCCCTACAGCAACTGAAGTAAAATTACTTAAAGAAAGTTTACAAAAATGGAGTAGATTACAGCAGTTTGAAAATAGAATTTTCCGTGTGTTTAGAAACACAATGAAATATGGTGACTGTTTTTTCCTTAGAGATCCAGAAACTAAAAAATGGTTATGGGTAGATGCCGCTAAAGTTTCTAAAATAATTGTAAACGAAAGCGAAGGTAAAGTTCCTGAACAATATATTATTAAAGATATAAATTTTAATTTTGTTAATTTAGTTGCTACAACTCCTCATCCTGTATCTAATACTAGTCCTAGCGGCACAGGAAGTTACACATCAGGTGGCGGCTTTGGTAGAGGTTTTGTAGGTGGTGCTGCACAGCCGCCCGGTACTAGATTTCAAAATGCTCAGAACGAAGTTGCTATTGATGCAAAACATGTTGTACATATCAGTCTTAGCGAAGGTATAGATCTCAACTATCCTTTTGGAAATTCAATCCTAGAATCTGTATTCAAAGTTTATAAACAGAAAGAATTACTTGAAGATGCTATCATTATCTACCGTATACAACGTGCTCCAGAAAGACGTATTTTCTATGTAGACGTTGGAAATATGCCAGCACACATGGCTATGAGTTTTGTTGAACGTGTAAAAAACGAAATACAACAAAGACGTATTCCGTCAAATTCGGGTGGCGGGCAGAATATGATAGATGCAAGTTATAATCCGCTTAGTGTAAACGAGGACTATTTTTTCCCGCAAACTGCTGAAGGTCGAGGTAGTAAAGTAGAAACTTTACCGGGAGGAACTAATCTTGGAGAAATTACAGATCTGCGTTATTTTACTAACAAATTATTTAGGGCTTTACGCATTCCTGCTGCATATCTTCCTACAGCAATAGATGAAGCACCTAACACATTAGGCGACGGAAAAGTAGGTACTGCTTACATACAGGAACTAAGATTTAATGAATATTGTAAGAGATTGCAAAGTAATATTGTAGAAACATTTGACACAGAATTTAAAATGTGGTTAATCGATAACGGTATTAACATAGATTCTGGATTATTTGATCTTAAGTTTACGTCACCTCAAAATTTTGCTGCATACCGACAAGCAGAATTAGATACAACAAGAGTAGCCACATTTGCACAGGTTATGCAAGTTCCACATCTTAGTAAAAGATTTGCTATGCAGCGATTCTTGGGAATGACGGAAGAAGAAATTAAGGAAAATGAGCGATTGTGGAGAGAAGAAAACGGATCTAAACTACAACCTGTAGGTGATGCAGCAGCACAACTTAGAAGTATTGGCGTAACCCCGGGTGCTGTAGCAGGAGAAGCAGAAGGACAAACTGCTGAAGCACCCTTAGACATGGCAGCACCTGCAGGGGATGCAGCCGGTGCAGAGACTGCTCCTTCCACTCCGGCACAATAAATACACTATGCTTCTCAACGAATTTTTCTATTATAAAGATAACAAAGACAGTCTTGGATTTGATCGTAGATACGACAATTCCAAAGATAGTTCCGTTTTGGAAAAATCTGATACTAGAAAGTTAAGATTAACCTTAGGCCAAATAAATCAACTTCGTATGCAGAGTGAAGCACACGAATTTGAGGAGGAGTCGGAACTAGAATTTATCAAACAGATGTACGCGACTCCAGTTGAAACAGCAGAATCCTAACCTTGAACCAGCATTTATACTCGGAAATGGTCTTAGCAGAAACAGATTAAATCATCATAATCTGCTGCCATTAGGAACAGTCTACGGCTGTAACGCAATTTATCGAGAATTTGAACCAGACTTTCTTGTGGCAGTTGACGTGAAAATGGTCAACGAAATCATATCATCGGGCTATCACAGAACACATCAAGTATGGACTAATCCTAATAAAGGAGTTAGTTCTAAACACAATATTAACTTTTTTAATCCGCATAAAGGTTGGAGTTCGGGACCAACAGCGTTAAATCTGGCTGTAGAGCGTGGGCATAGAGATGTTTACATATTTGGTTTTGATTATCAGGGTGTACAGGGTAAATTTAATAACATTTATGCAGACACTTATAACTATAAAAAAAGCACAGATGTAGCCACATATTTTGGTAATTGGTTAAGCCAAACCGAAAGAATTATCAGAGAATGGGCTAAAATCAATTTTTACAGGGTAATAGAAGACGGTAATTTTATTCCAGATCGATTAGAAGGTATCAAGAATCTGAGTCATCTTACGTACACACAGTTTGGAGATCTTTTTCCTGGCTGTATTTACGATCAAGCAATCAATCAAAAAACTACCATTTAAAGCCCCTTTTTATATCTTTTTGTAAATAACATACAGCCCAAACCACTTGAGGAGAAAAAAACATGGCCGATAAAAAAATTGAGCAGATGCTCGAACATTTGGTAAACGACGATGTTACCAAAGCAGAAGAATTATTCCACGAGTACGTAGTAGCAAAATCTCGTGAGATCTATGAAAGTTTAATTGATTCAGAAATCGAAGAAGCAGCAGAAGAAGACGAAGAGGAAGAAGACCTTGATGAGGCTGCAGAAGACGAAGAAGCAGAAGAAGATGATTTAGAAGAATCATCTGACGAAGACGAAGAAGAAATGGATGAAAACTTCGATGAAGTTGCTATCGAAGGTGACGATGAAGAAGACATGGGTGCTGATGCAGGCGACGATGCCCTAGGCGATATGGAAATGGGCAGCGAAGAAGGCGAAGAAAAATCTGAAGAAGAATTATTCCAAGACCTAGACGCTATTGTTGACGAACTACAAGCCAAATTTGACGAACTCAAAGGCGGCGACATGGGCAGCGACATGGGCGGTGAAGAAGGCGAAATGAAAGATGCCTTTGAACCAGAAATGGCAACAGTACGTGAATATGTTGAAAAAGTTCCAGCAGGACACGGCGCTGAAAAGAAAGGTGCAGCAGAAGCCAGCGGTGCTAACACAAAATCTATTATTGATAATATGAAAAACGACATGGGCGGCACAACCGCTAATATCGTAAGCGGTCGTGATGGTGCTACAGGTTCAGAAACTGGTGCTCTAAAAGGCAACGGTGTTTTGAAAGGCAAGCCACAAGATATGAACACAGGAAATGTAAATGTTCCAGGCGGTAATGCAGGCAAAACAGCATTTACTCACAAAGAGCCAGGACATGGTGCTGAAAAGGCTGGTGCTAAAGAGCAGGCCGATAATAAGCAAAGTCTTTTCCGTGGTCGTAGATAATAGGGGCGAAATTTAGGTGAGAACTACTCTAGCAGAACACTTGAGTTACGATCAGGCTCAGATTGTTCTTGAGCGAGATGAAAGCAGCGACGGTAAAAAATCGCTGCATTTAAGCGGAATTTGCATCCAAGGAGATATCCGCAATGCAAATCAACGTGTTTATTCTTCTCAAGAAATTGGCAGGGCTGTCAAGACGCTCAACGAACAGATCTCTGGCGGATACTCCGTGCTAGGCGAAGTTGATCATCCTCAGGATTTAAAAATTAACCTCGACCGTGTTAGCCACATGATTACTAAAATGTGGATGGACGGTCCTAACGGCTACGGAAAACTTAAAATCCTCCCAACTCCAATGGGTCAGTTAATACACACTATGTTAGAGTCGGGAGTCAAACTAGGCGTTTCAAGCAGGGGCAGCGGCGAAGTAGATGGCAGCGGTAATGTCCAAGGTTTTGAAATAGTAACAGTGGACGTTGTAGCGCAACCCAGCGCCCCGGGAGCATACCCAACACCAGTTTATGAACACCTCATGAATAACACAGGTGGATATCAGGCATTTAAAATAGCACAAGAAGTTCAAGGCGATCCAAAGGCACAACGTTACATAGCAGAAAGTTTAAAGAGAATTATCTCTAAACTTAATTAACAGTAGGAGAATCACATGCTAGACATCGTAAAACAACTGTTTGAAAACAATGTGATTTCCGAAGAAATCAAATCGGAAATTGAAACTGCTTGGAATAGCAAGATTCAAGAAAACCGTGATCAAGTTACTCAACAACTACGTGAAGAATTTGCTCAAAAATACGAGCATGATAAATCAGCAATGGTAGAAGCAGTTGAAAAAATGCTTTCGGACCGTTTGCAGGCAGAGTTATCTGAATTCGCAGAAGATCGTCAAGGTCTAATCGAAGCCAGAGCAAAATACGCTGCTAAAATGAAAGATGATTCAAAAACAATGGAAACATTTGTTTTGAATAATTTAAAGAAAGAAATTTCAGAACTTCACGAAGATCGCAGAAAAGTAGCAGAAAATTTCGCTAGATTAGAAACTTTTATTGTCGATACTCTTTCTAAAGAAATTGCAGAATTCTATCAAGACAAGAAAGATCTTGCCGAAACAAAAGTTAAACTCGTACGCGAGTCCAAGGCTAAGTTTGAGCAAGTGAAAAAAGAATTTATTCAGCGTTCTTCAGATATCATCAAAGAAACAGTTGCTAAAAATCTTACAAAAGAAATTAATCAACTTAAAGAAGATATTGAATCTGCTAGACGTAACGACTTTGGTCGCAGAATTTTCGAATCATTCGCAAGTGAATACTCAGCAAGTTATCTAAATGAGAAATCAGAAACTGCTAAACTTCTAAAAGTTGTTAAGCAGAAAGAAATGGAACTTGAAGAGGCAGCAAAAATTGTTGCAGACACTCAACAGTTAGTTGAGAATCGTGAAAGAGAAATCAAAACTATTCGCGATTCGGCACAAAGAAAAGAAGTAATGAACGAACTATTAAATCCTTTAACAGGAGATAAGAAACAGGTAATGAAAGAACTGCTAGAATCGGTTCAGACAGATAAACTGCGTTCATCATTTGACAAGTACTTACCAGCCGTAATGGATGGTGGCGTACCGGCAAGAAAGGCATTAGTAGAGGCAAAAGAAGTAACAGGCGACAAGCAGGCACAAAACACTGGCAGCGATGAAAAAACTGCCGAAATCTTTGACATCCGCAGGCTTGCGGGACTGAAAGTTTAAGGAGAACTATAATGTCACAATTACTCGAGTCACGCTGGTCGGAAACTAAAGAGGCTCTATTAGAAGGCCTTCAAGGTACTAAGCGTTCAGTAATGGCAACTACTCTGGAAAATACCCGCAAGTATTTGGCAGAGTCTGCTACTGCTGGTGCTACTTCCGCCGGTAACGTTGCAACCCTAAATCGTGTGATCCTACCTGTGATCAGACGTGTAATGCCAACAGTCATTGCTAATGAACTAGTTGGTGTACAACCAATGACAGGTCCAGTTGGTCAGATTCATACTCTAAGAGTACGTTATGCTGACGCATTCAACTCCACCAACGGTACTGATACTAACGCTGGTGATGAGGCACTAAGCCCATTCAAGATTGCTGAAGGCTATTCTGGTGCTGCTGCAACTGATAGAGCCGCTGCTACATCGGCCCTAGAAGGTGTTGCTGGTAACAGACTAAGCATTCAAATCTTGAAACAAACAGTTGAAGCCAAGACACGTAAATTGTCTGCTCGCTGGACGTTTGAGGCTGCTCAAGATGCACAAGCCCAACAAGGCATTGACATCGAAGCAGAAATTATGGCTGCTCTAGCACAAGAGATTACCGCTGAAATCGATCAAGAAATCATCGGTTCTCTTAACAGCCTAGCCGGTACCGTATTAACATACGATCAGGCTGCTGTAAGTGGTACAGCCACATTCGTTGGTGACGAACATGCTGCTTTAGCAGTTCAAATCAATCGTGCATCTAACCTAATCGCTCAGCGTACACGCCGCGGTGCAGGTAACTATGCCGTTGTTTCCCCAACAACATTGACTATTCTACAGTCAGCAACAACTTCTGCGTTCGCAAGAACAACAGAAGGTACCTTCGAAGCACCAACAAACACTAAGTTTGTAGGTACATTGAATGGTGCAATGAGAGTATTCGTTAACACTTACGCTTCTGGCGCAAATGCAGACGATATTCTTATTGGCTACAAAGGTAGTAGCGAATCTGATGCACCAGCATTCTATTGCCCATACATTCCATTGATGAGCAGTGGTGTTGTATTAGATCCATCAACCTTTGAACCAGTAGTTTCGTTTATGACACGTTACGGATATGTTGAGTTGACAAACACAGCATCATCTCTAGGTAACGCAGCAGACTACCTTGCTAAGGTTGCTGTAACAACTGCTAACCTCAAGTTTGCTTAATTGTAAACTGGTTAATAAGTTTCAAAAAGGCTCTTCGGAGCCTTTTTGTTTGACTTAAATATCTCCATGCGTGTTCAATCGGATCAAGATTTTTTAGAATTAAGAAAACACATTAATTCTTATAGGCATCGATTTCCGATGTTTATTCATGATATTAATAAAATAGAACACATGATAGAAGCGCATATTCAAAATTTTTCTTTAGCAGGTGTACACTACAGGCAGACTAAAAAAAGAGTTTATCTAGAAAAAGCCCAATACGAATTAGATAGAATAAACGAAATAATATCTCTAGTGGATAAAATAGAGTTAATGGCTCTATTGGCTAGAACATAAATACATAGTCTATTATAGGGCCTCATGATATGCGGACTTATGCAGTAACCCACTGCGTAGACCTAGAACGTCAACATAAAGGAGAAAACAAATGGGACGTC